TGATGCTCCACTGACAATAATGTCCTTACTAATATCCGCTCGGTTAATAGTACCGACACCAGATATATTCAGATTTCTACCATTAACTTCATCATAAGCATTTTCACTCTCTGTACTACCACTTAATAAAAATAAGCTAGAAGTTGTCTCAAAAGAATTGCCCGTTGAAGAACTTAATACTCTATCTCCGTTAAGAGCTAATATACCTAATTCAGGATAAACTTTTCCATAATATGCATAATTACTTGAGCCATCTGTATATGCAGTTGTTCCAGAACCACTTATTATATTATATACTTTATGACCATTAACTGTTGAACCATCTGTAAATGTACTATCATCTATAAGAGATACAAACTGACCTTGTGTAAATGCAACTTTACCAGCAGAGGTACTTGAACCTGATAATCTTAACTCCCAATTACCAACATCAATTTGCTCTTTAAATCTAGCTCTATTTAAAGTTAAGAATACCATTCGATCACATGAATGATTATCTTCCATTGAGAATTTAGTAGTAGGAGTTGGATTTTCTAATAATAAATTTCTGAATTGACTGTAAACCGCGCGTGTTGGCTGTATCCCATCTGATGCACCTGTTTCTTTTGCTGAACCAGTACCAGCATAATGGCCGTAAGCTATCTGAAACTGTACTTGCGCTTCAGTGTTTGTAGTTAATTTATCATATACATCCCAATAGTAGGTACCAGCAGCTGATGCAGTTTGAGTTGAAGATGTAAAAAAAGATGTTAGTTGTGATTGACCACCTGAGAATAATGTTGAGGTTACATTTTTTGCAATATTACCTTCAACTATATCATCAGTCTCAAAATTAGTAAATGCTGTCATTTCTTATCCTTTATAGTACTGATTGTCCAGATGTTAATACTGTATCAGCGTTAACAGTTATAGGTACTGTTATACTACCACCTGTTTCATTAGCTGTAATAGTTAATGTTGTTGTTTGTGTTGTAGTAATAGATCTAGCAATAAGTTGTGCTTTCAAAGCTCGTATTGTGTGTGATGATTGATTACCATCTGGTGTATGTGTCGTATTAACTACATTACTATTTAAAGGTAATTCGTTAGCAACTAACTGAACAATGTCAGCGTTTGCAATAGTAAATGTATATCCTAGCTGTGAATTACCGTTAGTAATATTTGATGTTTGTGGTGATAGTATTGTTGATTCACCAGGTAGAGTAAGTGTGACAGATGATTCTACTAATGTTATTACAGGAAGTATTTGAGTATTTTTTGGTAATGTCATTAACTTGTATTTCAAAGTTTGAGGATCATTACTAAAAGCTTCGAGCATAGGTAAATTTTCTATAGCTTGTCCGTAATAATTTGACCCTAGTGTATGATTAGGATCATATAAACTATAATCTATTTCATCATCACCGAGTGCAAATTTAGTTATATTAAGTTGCCCTTTTGCTAGCAACTCTCTTCCTTTTTTTGTTAAAACAGCGTCTACTGTTACGCTACTATTATCTAAATATCCCATTAGTTTTACTCCATATTTTGTTATATATAATAAATATACATTTTAAAAATTATCTTACAGTTATTTCAGTTATAGATCCACCTCTTGGACGTCCACGTCTATTTCCTCTTCCTGCTCTTGCAGATACTGTTCTACGCTCTGATGCAGCTAATTGGTTAGGATTAGTTAGTGTAAATTCAACAGCTGGTGCTCCATCTATAGTTTCAGGACAATTTTCGTTAAAGTCAGCAGATGTTAATCTTGACCCTAAAACAATTAAATTTTCTAACCCTGTAGAATATACATATTGAGGTATAGAACCAGAAAGTGAGCCGCTAAATTGTCCTAAATTTCTTTGTGCATCTATACTTTCAGATACAAAAGGTTGGACACCTATACTAATATAATCACCATAAGAGTATTCACTACCCTCTCGATACCTGTTGAGATCTGGATTACCAGGTCTGGTACCTGTATTAATAGTTGTAGTATTAATTATATATAATGAATTATCAGATGATTGTGATATAGTAGAACCTGTTAAATTAGCATTGAAAGCAGAAATACTACTAGAATAATTAACAGCTTCTTTCGATAAGAAACCTGATGTATCTAGTTTCACTCGTTCTAATATATTTGGTCTAATTATTAAACCAACAGTTGCGTCTGCTCTTGCAGGTAATAGCGATTCAATTTGTCTAAATAGTCCTTTGTTAAAGAAATTAAGTAACCGGATAAAAGCCCAAATATTATATTTATCATCAAACTTTTTAAAGTATAAATTTCTTATATTTTGTAGAGAGCTATATTCTTTTGAAAAGCTGTCGCGAGGATCTCCAATATAATCATCTAAAGATAATCCACCAAATTGCATAGCAATATCTATGTCAATTTGATCTTGTGGAGAGAATGCAACAGCTACTTGATCTGTATCTAAAGCATTAGTATCAAATAAAGATACTTCAAATGATCTATCATGAGCTAAATTTGATCCTGATAATCTATTAGGCTCGATACGAATTTTATTGTCATGAGGTCTTGCACCAACACTATTAGGTGTTGTAACATAATAAGTTTCAGACTTATGAGAATAATTTACCTTATCAGGCCATGATATAAAATTAGCTAAATTAGTTTTACCTGCTGCAGCAAACGGTGTAAATGTTCTAGTATTTGGTGCTGATGATGATAATTCAGTTATATTACCTGTTGAATGATTATACTTATTGTTATTTGTTCCTAATCTATATCTAGCTACTAGGTTATCATAAGCACTTTCTACAGAATCACCTACTATAGAAGTAGCGGCAAGTGTGTGTTTATGGAATGCATCTGTCGATAAATATGCGCCCCATTGACGAATTTCTTGCATTGAACCTGAAAAACCTAGATATGTTGCATTAGATTCACCAGAGCCTGTACCACCGAATAAAATGCGCTCATTTGCTGCATCTCCATAAGGTGCCCATGTACTATTATAATTAGGATTAGCAGGAACTGTTCCTGGTGCTTCAAATTCTGCAGAACCAGTAAAAGTAATGTCATCATCGTGCTCACCTATTTTAGCATATCTAATTTCCCATGTATTTGTTCCTGTATCACCTTGACCTCTATTTAAAGAACTTGTTACGGTATTTTTAGTTCCGAAAGATACATTCCACCAATCATTATCGTAAAAAGGTGCATAATCTGTAGACATTGATGTATGTGCGTGACTACCAGAAGTAAGTTTAAATACTAATCTACCATATTTAGCATAGGAAGAGGTTACATCTGCAGAACTCGAATGTTCTAATATAACTTCAAACTTACTTACACCACCTATACCTCCATTAACAGTTGTAATAGTATCTGAAGATGCTAAATGCATACTTTGCGTAGTATTAGTATCAAATCTAAATTCATACATAGGTGGTACACATGCTGGTTCTGAATCTGGTGTGAATTCACTTTTCAACATTGAGTGCGATATTGCAATACAACTTGAACCTGAGAAGTCTAGCGCGTATGCAAATTTTTCAATCTCTCGCCTCGAATTTGTTACTCTAGAAGGAGCAGGTCCTCCATACTCTTGTATTTGTAATATTGTATTAGGTATACCGTAAGTATTAAGTAATGCTTTAATACCTCGAGCTGTTCCCTTGGTTTTTAATAAGTAAGGAATATTATTTACTATTCGTTTCCAAGTTTGCTTTTCAATATCTTCGTGTGAGTATGATTCATCTCTTACTTGATTATTTGCAGTATTGTAACTACCTGTTTCATCGGTACCTAAAACATATTGCCAAAGTTTACTTGTATCAAAACCAGATTGTAATGACCATCCAAATGACTTAGCTGCATCGTATATTAAATCCTTACTTAACCCTTCATAAACAGACTCTTCTCTGTCAGTTACAGTTACAATACTAGATATGTAATTATATACTGTATCAAAGTGTTGGCCAACCATATCAATAAAAGTTACAAAACTATCACTATTAGCATCTTGTAATATATGAGTTGGTATTGTATTTCTCAACATATTATTATTAGTATCATCATATAATGATGCAGAGATTAATTGATTATCATACCATGCTATTGCTTCTGAACCTGTAGTATGAATTAACTGATACGGTTTTGAGTTAGTATGTTTTGGCCAAGTGGCTGCAGGAAATACACCATATGAGGTATCTTCGGTTGAATGTGAATCATAATATAAATATTTTTCGTATGTATCAAACCCGCTTACTACAGCATCGCGTTTTGAATCGTACATTAATTTATTTTGAACAAATTCAGCAGATGCTGTTGCTTGAGAGTTAGATTTACCTGTCCACTGCGCTGTAACAAAGTTTGATTGTGAATTATAGTATTCGATTAACTCTAGTTTGTATTTAAAATTCTTTAATCTTTCAACTGCAGAGCTAAAATGAATAAAATTATCATATTTTCTATAATCTAAATTAAGTTTTGTACTTTGTGATCCACTTACATACTTATTTACAATACTTTGCTGTGTGGTAGCATCAGTACCAACTAAACTATTCCATGTTTCAAATATAGTAGCTCTTGAAGGCTTATCTTTAACATTAACAGCTTTAAAATTAGGGCCACGTAATTCATCAAAATTATCAAATACATTATTAATTAATTTAACTGTAACAGGTATTGAATATGATGTAATAAGGTCACGAGTAACCTGAAAAGTATTACCTACTTTTATATTTGTTGGTAGTGGATCAACTAATTTAAATATTGTTTGTTCTAAATTTGTTTCATCCGTATCATCTATATTTAACCAATTAGTAGAGAGTAAGTTTATTCCTCTTTCTACATCTTTAAG